GCTATGGGTAAAACTAAAGCACAAGCCTATAGAGATAACTATAACTCGAAGAGTAAAAAACAATATCAGGGTAATGAGGCGCACAAGTTGGCAAGTAACCCAACAATAAACAATGAGATAGAGGCGTTTAAGTTGGCGCTAGAGGCGCAGGCACATTATGAGGGGAGTAACCTCAAGGCACTCATATTGCATCAATTAACTATACACGCCCTCAGTCCGGATACTCCACCCGCCACCCGTGTCCGCGCGCTAGAGTTACTCGGCAAGTCTTATGATGTCGGCTTATTTGTTGAGAGAAAAGAGATAACTACAATCAATAGTTCATTCGATGCTAAGAATAAACTAATGAAACAATTGAAGGATGCACTCAGCCGGAACGCCATTACAGTAGATTACGCCATGACGGGTGAGAGTTTACTCGATGAAATTAAGGGAACGCCACCGGCTTACCAATCCGCAGAACCGCAGACGCACCGCACCCCAACCCCCCAAATTGACCGCACCGACACGCCAGCGGATATGCATACTATTCCACACACTAAATCACCACAAATTGACGCACAACCCATTGATTCCATTGAAGAAAAAGAGCAAGTGGCAACGTTGCCAGATGACACAAACGACATTAACAAAGATGCGCAAGTCATTGATTCTGAAGAAAAAATAAAAGAGGGGGTGGAGGTATCAATTTCTACGGAAGAGGATAAGGGTGAAGTTACAGAAACACCCCCCGTCACTGTTTGGAAAGAAAAGGGGTAGGGGGGTATATATATGGAAAATGACGAGTTTAAGAGGAAGATGAGATCTGTAGATGTTGATAAGGCTATAGAGTTGATGATGGAGTTCCAGCGCCGCTGGGAGTTAGCGGGCATTATTGCAAAGGGTTGGATAGCAAGTGCGCAGTGTAAGTCAAGGTTGAGACAAAAATGACACCACGACAGAAAGAGATCTATATGATTATTGATGAGTTCTGGAAGTCATACGGATATGGGCCGTCAGTAGACGAAGTAATGTATATGGCAAATGTCAACGGTAGGGGCAACATCCATCGAATTATGAAGCGCCTTTGTGAGTTAGGTCATTGTAAGCGGATGCCGGATAAAGCACGGACTGTTCGACCATTAGGAATAGTGATGCGTAATTTATGAATCTTGAGCAGATTTTAGAAAAACTCCCGCCGGGTGAGCGTGAGGAAATATTTCGGGCTGCTGCGCAGTGGATAGCCAGTGACGAGATGGAAAAGGCACAGGAAAACTTTCTACCGTTTGTGAAGATGATGTGGCCGGGATTTATAGACGGCAGACATCATAAGGTTATGGCAAAGAAGTTTGAGGAGATTGCGGCTGGCAAGACAAGACGGTTGATCATTAACCTACCGCCTAGACATACAAAGTCTGAGTTTGCCAGTTATCTTCTGCCGGCATGGTTTCTGGGTAAGTTCCCGAATAAGAAAATCATTCAATGTTCGAATACTGCGGAGCTGGCGGTGGGGTTTGGTAGGAAAGTAAGGAATTTAGTTGATGGAGAGCATTATGGTAAAGTATTCCCAAATGTCAGTCTTAGACACGATAGCAAGGCTGCTGGTCGGTGGTCCACTAATTCTAATGGTGAGTATTTTGCTATTGGTGTGGGCGGTACCGTTACTGGTAAAGGAGCTGATCTGCTTATTATTGATGACCCACACTCAGAACAAGAGGCAGCGTTAGCCGCTGGCGACCCGTCTGTCTTTGATAAGGTCTATGAATGGTATACTTCTGGTCCACGACAGCGACTCCAGCCGGGCGGAAGTATCGTTATTGTGATGACAAGGTGGTCTAAGCGGGACTTAGTGGGGAAAATACAAAAAGCCAGCATAGAAAGAGACGGAGATAGCTGGGAGGTTATTGATTTCCCTGCAATTTTGCCGAGTGACAAGCCATTATGGCCTGAATTTTGGAGTTATGAAGAGCTTGAGGCGTTAAGAACAGAACTTCCTCTGTCTAAATGGCAAGCACAGTACCAACAACAGCCAACTTCTGAGGAAGGGGCGATAATTAAAAGAGAATGGTGGAATATTTGGGAGCCAGAAAGGCCGCCAAAATGCGAATTTATCATACAAAGCTGGGATACCGCCTTTACCAAGACGGAAAGGAGCGACTATTCAGCCTGTACGACATGGGGAGTTTTCTATAAAGACGAAAAAGAGGCAGACCCGCACGTTATTCTTCTTGATGCGTTTAAAAGACGTATGGAATTTCCAGAATTAAAAGAAAAGGCTATGGAACACTACCGTGAATGGGAGCCGGATGCGTTTGTGGTGGAGGCAAAAGCCTCTGGTGCGCCACTAATTTACGAATTACGGGCAATGGGCATCCCCGTCCAAGAGTTTACACCGACAAGGGGCAATGATAAGATAGTCCGTATTAATAGTGTATCTGACTTATTCTCTTCTGGTAAAGTATGGGCACCGGCTACAAGATGGGCGGAGGAGGTTATTGAGGAGATGGCATCGTTTCCAAATTCTGACCATGATGACTTGGTTGACAGTAGTACACAGGCGTTAATAAGATTTAGAAAAGGCGGATTTTTAAGACTCCCCTCTGACGAAGAGGATGAGGTACGAGTATTTAAACGTAAAGCAGCATATTACTAGGAAATATAATGGAAAAAAGTTTATACGCAGCCCCTCTCGGTATGGATCAAGAACCTGAAATGCCGGATATAGAGATAGAAATTGAAATCCCTGTAGGACTTGAGGCGTTAGAGATTGATATCATTGAGGACAAAGAAGAAGAGTTTGACCAAAACCTAGCCGAAGTTTTAGACGAGAAACTCTTAACCGAGATAGCTGGTGAGTTACTTAGCGATTTTGAAGATGACGTTTCTGCCAGAAAAGATTGGATTCAAACCTACGTTGACGGGCTGGAACTACTCGGTATGCGGATTGAAGAAAGAACCGAACCATGGGAAGGAGCCTGCGGTGTATATCATCCCCTTTTATCTGAAGCTCTTGTTAAGTTCCAAGCTGAAACCATCATGGAAACTTTCCCAGCTGCGGGTCCCGTTAAAACGCAGATCATTGGTAAAGAGACTCCAGAAAAGAAAGACGCTGCGCTAAGAGTTCAAGATGACATGAACTACCAGCTGACCGATGTGATGACAGAATACCGGCCAGAACACGAGCGGATGATTTGGGGACTAGGACTTTCCGGAAATGCGTTTAAGAAAGTCTATTTTGATCCTGCCTTAAACCGCCAAGTGTCTATGTTTATACCGGCTGAAGATATAGTCGTGCCGTATGGGGCTTCAAGTCTAGAACAGTCTCCACGAGTAACCCATGTAATGCGTAAGACGGAGAATGAGGTAAAGCGTTTACAACATGCAGGGTTTTATCGTGATATAGACTTGGGAGATGCAAGTTCAGACTTGGACGAAGTAGAGAAGAAGATAGCAGAAAAGATGGGATTCCGTGCGACCACGGATGACCGTTACAAACTTCTTGAGATGCACGTTGATTTAGACTTAGCTGGTTTTGAGGATGAAGAAGACGGGGAATCAACAGGAATCGCATTACCGTATGTAGTGACTATAGATAAGGATTCAGAAATTATCCTATCTATTAGACGTAACTGGAGGCCAGAAGATGATACACATCAAAAAAGAAACCATTTTGTCCATTATGGCTATGTTCCGGGCTTTGGTTTCTACTGTTTTGGTCTTATCCATCTTGTTGGTGCTTTTGCCAAGTCTGGTACTTCCCTTATACGTCAATTGGTGGACGCAGGCACATTATCCAACTTGCCGGGTGGCTTTAAAACCCGTGGATTGCGAATCAAAGGAGATGACACGCCGATAGCTCCGGGCGAATGGCGGGATGCGGACGTTCCAAGTGGTGCGCTCAAAGACAACTTAATGAGCTTGCCATACAAAGAACCAAGCCAAGTACTATATAGTCTATTAGGTACGATAGTTGAAGAAGGTCGCAGATTTGCCTCGGCAGCAGATATGAAAGTATCTGACATGTCAGCCAATTCACCGGTTGGAACTACTCTAGCTATATTAGAGCGTACCCTTAAAGTAATGAGTGCGGTGCAGTCCCGTATCCACTACTCGATGAAACAGGAACTTAAGCTCCTCAAAGAGATTATCCGTGACTATACTCCTGAGTCTTATGATTATGAACCAGAAGAAGGAAGTCCACGGGCTAAGCAGTCGGACTACGATTTAGTAACCGTTATTCCGGTCAGTGATCCTAATGCGGCCACGATGGCGCAAAAGATTGTGCAATATCAGGCCGTTCTTCAGTTAGCCCAAGGCGCACCACAGATATATAACATGCCACAGTTACACCGGCAGATGTTAGAAGTCTTAGGTATTCGGAATCCACAAAAGTTAATTCCGTTGCCAGAGGATAAAAAGCCAAAAGACCCAATTAGCGAGAACATGGATGTTATTAATAACAAACCACTCAAGGCATTTATCTATCAAGATCAGGATGCGCATATTACCGCCCATACTAATTTTATGAAAGATCCAATGACGGCTAAGATTATTGGCCAGAACCCACAGGCTCAAGTTATGATGGCTGCGCTTCAAGCACATATAGCTGAACACTTTGGATTCAAGTATCGCCAGCTAATAGAACAACAATTGGGCGCACCGCTCCCGTATTTACAGGAAGACGAAGACACAATGCCGGAAGAGTACGAAGTGCAGATTTCAAGGCTTATTGCCCAAGCGTCCTCGCAACTACTCCAGCAGAATCAAGCACAGGCTTCTCAGGAACAGGCGCAACAACAGCAACAAGATCCTATTATTCAGATGCAGCAGCAAGAATTACAGATCAAGATGCAAGATGTACAACGTAAAGCCCAAAAAGATCAAGTGGATGCACAGCTTAAAGGCGAGCAACTACAGATTGAACGAGATCGCATACAGGCTCAAGTAGAGATTGAAGGGCAAAAAGCCGGCATTAAGATGTCCTACGACAAGGACAAATTAGACCGTGATAGTGAAATGAAAGCTACGCAGATGGGTATTGACATGGCGGAAGCTAGGGATAGAAATTCAAAAATGGGGATTAGACAATGACAGCATTAGAAATTTTAGTACAGCAGATAGACGAAAAAATTGCACAACTAAAAGAAGCGGTTACGACAGGTAATTTTGAATTATTCGAAGAGTATAAAAGAACGTGTGGCGAGATTCGAGGTCTGCTAGTTGCACGGGGTTACGCATTAGACCTCAAAGATAGATTGGAGAAAGCAGACGATGAATGATTTATCACAAGCAGTAGATTTATCTCTAGTTCTTAATAAGAAGAACGAAGAGAAAGCAACACAGCTCCCAAAACCATCCGGATATCGCATGTTATGTGCAATTCCAGAATCGGAAAAAGAGCATGATGGAGGCATCCTCAAGTCAGACGAAACTATGCGAAACGAAGAAACGCTTACGACAGTTTTATTTGTAGTAGATTTAGGACCCGATTGTTATGTTGATAAAGCCAAGTTTCCAACTGGGCCGTGGTGTCAAAAGGGCGATTTTGTCCTTGTGCGCCCCCATGCTGGTACAAGACTAGTCATTCATGGCAGAGAGTTCCGCATTATTAATGACGATTCAGTAGAAGGTGTAGTATCCGACCCCCGTGGTATTAGACGAAAATAAGGAGCTTACGATGGCAGAAACGAAAGAAACAACATTTGAAGAATACAAATTTCCAGATGAAGCAGACAAGATAGAGGTTGAGGTAGAAAGTGACGTTCCTAAACAGGATCGTGGCAAAACTCCATCTGAACCTGAGTTTGTCGAGAGCATGGAAAATGATGAACTTGATGAATATTCTGAGGCCGCTAAACAGAAGATAGCGGGATTTAGAAAGATTTATCACGATGAACGCCGTGCTAAAGAAGAGGCTGACCGTGAAAGAGCGGAAGCTATTAATATAGCTAAACAACTATTTGAGGAAAATAAAGCCTTAAAAGGTAGAGTTAACAACAGTGAGAAATACGCTGTAGACTCATTTAAAACCTCCGCAGAACGTGAGCTAGAAATGGCAAAGCGTGAATATAAAGAGGCTTATGACTCTGGAGATGGCGATAGACTAGTTGAAGCGCAAGAAAAAATGACTAGCGCCCGCATTAAGTTAGACAGGGCGGAGAATGCTGCGCATAACATGCAGGAAAAAAATGCTTTACAACAGGAAAGAAATGAAGTAAAAATACAACAACAGCCGGGAAAAGCACCCCGTGATCAGAAAGCTGCTACATGGCAAGACCGAAACTCTTGGTTTGGGCAGGATGACGAAATGACAAGTCTAGCTTTAGGGCTACACGAAAAGCTTGTCAAAGAAAACGGAATGGCTTATGCTACGACTGATGAGTATTACAAACGTATAGACGAAACTATGCGTAAAAGGTTTCCTGAAAATTTTGAAGAGGTTGAAGACGATAAGCCCCGACAAAAATTGAGTACCGTAGTTGCATCAGCTAGTCGCAGTACTTCCTCGAAAAAGGTAAGGCTGACAACTTCACAGCAAACGATTGCTAAAAAGTTAGGACTAACAAATGAGCAGTACGCCCGTGAACTTGTAAAGGAAATGTAATATATGACTACGAATAGAAATACCCGTGAAATAGAAACTCGTGACGTGCAGGAACGTCCCAAGCAGTGGATGCCTCCTGAGCTTCTCCCTGAACCGGATAAGCAACCCGGATACGCTTATAGATGGGTTCGTGTTTCAACGCTGAATGCGGCAGATCCAAGAAATATCTCATCGAAACTGAGAGAAGGTTGGGAGCCGGTTGGTATTGAAGAACAACCTAAGTACAGACTGTTAACTAGTGGAGATGGAAAGTTTAAAGACAACATCGAAATTGGTGGGTTATTGCTTTGCAAGACTCCAGAAGAGTTTGTTGCTCAACGTACAAATCACTACGATAAGCAAACAAGAGCTCAGACGGAAGCTGTAGACAATAACTTAATGCGCCAAAGTGACCCAAGGATGCCGCTCTTTAACGAGAGACGATCTACGAGTACTTTTGGTAAAGGAACTTAACTTTATTAATGGAGATTTAAATGGCAGCTTATCCTACAGTTAGTGCGCCGTACGGCATTAAGCCAGTTAATCTGATTGGTGGTCAAGTATTTGCTGGGTCAACTCGGAATGAACCGATTGCCTACAACTACGGGACTGCAATCTATTACGGCGATCCTGTCCAATTATCTGGTGGCTATACAGTTATAGCTCCCGGTGGTGCTTCTTTAACAGGTGCGTCATATGTTAAAGGCACAATTGGTATTTTCTTGGGATGTTATTATACAAACCCAACAACCAAACAGCGTCAATACGCACAATATTATCCCGGCTCAGTATTAGCTGGCGATATTACTGCTATTATTGCTGATGATCCTGATCAAGTGTTCAAAGTCGCAGTTACAGCTGCTGCTGGTAGCACAACAATCGCCTCCTTGCCACAAAGCATGGTTGGTCTAAACGTGGCTGGTAATACGTTGACTGGATCTGCATCTACTGGAAACTCAGCCGCAGCCGTTGTTGCTTTAGCAACTACAACTGCACTAGCTTCTGGCGGTGTATGGCGTGTATTAAACTTGGTTCCTGATACACAAATTAGTACTTCTTGTACTTATGTATCTGGCGCTACCACAACATCTTTTGTTGTATCTGGCTTACCTGTAGGGCTTTATATCCCTATTGGAACAGATATTTTTCAAAGTGTTAATGGTCAGCTACAGAGCATTGTGTCTGCAACTACAGCAGCAACGACTGTTACAACAACTGGAAGCACTACGCTTACAGCTGTAGCTTCAGGCGTAACTCCATCGGCAAGTGCTACTATTGCTTTAGTTCAATCCCCGGAAGTACTCGTGAAATTCAATATGACTGTTCACGCTTACTACGCATCTTAATCTAGGAGAATTTAAATGGCTATTTCACGCGCACAACTACTGAAAGAGTTGCTCCCCGGATTAAATGCATTATTCGGTTTGGAGTATGCAACTTATGGACAACAACACAAAGAGATTTATGAAACAGAAACCTCTGAGCGTTCGTTCGAAGAAGAAACAAAACTGTCTGGATTCTCAGCCGCTCCGGTTAAGAATGAAGGTTCTGCAATTGCTTATGACAATGCGCAAGAAGCTTGGACAGCTCGCTACAACCACGAAACTATCGCCCTTGGCTTTAGCTTGACTGAAGAAGCAATCGAAGATAACCTCTATGATTCTTTATCAGCTCGCTATACTAAAGGTTTAGCTCGTGCTATGGCTTACACTAAGCAGGTTAAAGCTGCTGCTGTAATTAACAACGGATTCTCTGCCGCTTATCCCGGTGGTGATGGCGTTGCTTTATTCAGCACTGCTCACCCATTAGTAAGTGGATCAACTAACAGCAACACTCCATCTGTTCCTGCTGACTTGAATGAGACTTCATTGGAAAATGCAGTTATTCAAATAGCCGCTTGGACTGATGAGCGTAGTTTGTTAATTGCCGCCAAGCCTCGTAAATTGGTTGTTCCCCCTGCACTACAGTTCGTAGCTACTCGTTTGTTAGAGACTGAACTCCGTGTTGGTACAACTGATAACGATATTAATGCGTTAAAGAACAACGGTTCTATCCCAGAAGGTTACACAGTTAACAACTTCCTAACCGATTCAAACGGTTGGTATTTGTGTACTGATGTACCTAACGGTATGAAGCACTTTGTTCGTACTCCACTATCCAACTCTATGGATG